CTGTAATCTGCGTAGAGAGTTCTGACATCTACGATCAGCAGTAGAGACAGCGCACTCTAGGTATGTAGCTAACTCTTGGAGAGTTAGGTTCTCGTGGTATCTTTTGATGAGAATGTCTTTGTCCATCACATCTAGTTTGAGATATGCCTTCTTGATGTCAATGAGTGTGGCGAGGAGGTTGCCACCTTCAGCAGGAGCAGACTGCTTCTTTGGTTGTCCATCGTTGATGAGGTTCTGTGCCTGCTCTAGCACCGTGTTATCTACAACAGAGGCGATAACGTGGGGGAGAAGCTGGGCGATAACAACAGTATCGTAGAAGGCTTCATCGGTAAGTTTATATCCGCTACGAGTAGCCTTCTCTCTACGAGCGTAGCGTTCTGCGTGACGCTTCATCTGCCACGCTATGCGCTTCTCGTTGATGACTCGCTGGACTGTGTTCTCTTCCGACAGTAATTGGTTGAAGTGTTCTGCTCGTGAGTAGTACCAGGCATAGCATTCCTGCTTGACATCATCTCGCTCGACGTACGCCCTAAACCTACGGAAGATGGAGTTAGATACGCTAGTAACGATGTCAGGTACAGCAGGATGAAGTTCAGTAGCCACGACGTTTATCCCTTATTTCAAATAAAAGGAAAGCAAGTAATGGACCAATACCAAATCCAACAAGTAGGCTAAGTAGCATCACTATCAAGGTGTTATCAGTCATTGGGTAGTTCAGGCCACTTCTTATCTAAGACCATAATTGCAATGGCGGAATAGTTCATCAAATCTACAAAAGAATCCCTCAAGGATTCGTTGGAGGGGTTGGTGTTGCTATCAAGGAGATTATTGATGCGAGCAATCTTGTCCCACATCCGCACTCGGAGTCCATTGAGTGCGCCACCTGGACTGTGAGCGATGTTCTTCGGACCGTAATCGTGATGCTTTCTAAGCAAGAGCGATCCAGCGGTGTCATAGATTCTCCAGACATCTTCGACAAACTGTCCACTTACTTTCTTACTGGCATCGGCTGACAGGTAATAGTCCCAGCCTTGTAATCTATCGCTATTATTATCATCCCCATATCCATCAATAATCTGGCTGCCTCTTGGAGATCCTTTTTCTTGCTCATTCATCGCGCTCCTCCTACTAGGTTGGCTGTAACTTCTTTACCATTCACCAGATAAAAGTCCGTGATGTCCATACCTGGTGGTAATTGTACTATTTGTGAGTTGAGAACCTCACCTGCGACACGCCTAGAGAACTCTGCTCCAGGGTTAGTGCCATCTTCTTTCACATCATTGTCTCCAAGAATATACACAACATCAAAGCCACCGAATAACTTTGGATAGAAAGGCTTCCACGCAGCTACTCCTGGCACTCCTACTGCTGGAACACCTACGACTGAATCCATAATGATTGCATCAAACTCACCCTCACAGATGACGATGCTCTTGGTCGCAGACATTGTAGCTACAACGTTGAATAGGTGGGTCTTCTGTCCCACTGGTGAACCATACTTAGGCTTGCCATCATCTAATCTTCTAAACTTGAAACCTACACACAGGTCTAACGCTGTGAAGTATGGAATAGAAATCCATCCTTCGTATCCTTGGTGTCCCTCTATCGGATCGGTGATGGTACCAAGGCGGTACCGCGCAGCAACCTCTTCAGATATTCCACGTCCTGCGAGGTAGGCTAGAGCCTCGTCGCTTATTGCCTCCGCGTAATGATGAGCCGCCTCCTGTAACGATTTCGCCTGCTCTTGCGAGAGCATCCTTGAACCCCACATTCTCTAATTCCATAATGACATTGACCGCGTTGCCACCCTTTCCACAGGTGTGACAGTAATACAAATTGTTATATGTATCGATGACTGCGCTCTTGCGAGAGTCATCGTGCATACAACAGCGCACAGATACGTTGCGCCCCTCTTTTACTTCTCCTCCAAAGTGCCTGACTACTTCAGCTATGGAGACTGTGTTTGCATCGGAGTTGGCTTTTGACCTTTTCGTACGAACCACCCTGGACCAGTCTTGTGCTGGCATCCGCAATCTCCTTCGCAGTTCTGGTGAAACTCCTTAGCCATATCAGTCTTACCGACAGTGTTGTGATGTCCTGCCCACGCACATTTACTGCAGATCATCTGGCTCTCGCTCTTCTTCCTTCTCTTCTACTTCAGTCGGTTCTTCTGGTAACTGAACATCTTCATCAGTCCAAATCTTGCTCGTCGTTATCTGTCCTTCTGGAACTGGCATCATCCACTCCTAACTCTTCGGCTATGTTATTTACCCACTTTGATAGTGGTTGTATTACCCACGCATCTGCGATGCTGGCATTCCTACGTTTGACTATGACGAAGGCTGGTGGGTTGACGGGTAGTCCACGAGCCTTCGCATAGTTGGCTGCCTCAGTCTGGGCTTCTGCCCAGAACTGCGGAAGATTGATTGACTTACGGTTCTTACACTCCAGAATATAGGTCTGACCTGCGATGATGGTAACGATGTCACCTTCATCATTGGACCCAGCCTTGGCTAGGCGTTCAGCAAAGTGTCCAAGTTTGCGTAAGTATTTCATTACATCCGTCTCAAACTTAGATCCCTTAGCCTTGTTATAGGAACTCATAAAACCCTCGATAGATTTGAGTTGTAGACCATCCTGCCGTAAGCATCGCTGTCATTGATATGACAGGTAGCAAAGTTTACGAAGAGTCCTACGTAATCCTTGCCGTCAGCTTGGTGTTGACCAAAACGATTCTTGACTGCTGCAACCCTAAGCGTATGCTCAAACGGATTGTAGCCAAGAGTAAGTATCATCGCAGGTAACTGACTCACCTTGCCGTGAATAGCACGACGTGCTGGTGGTTCAGTCATATCCTTACCATACTCACTCTGTTCTGATACGTGGTGCAGAACAAGCACACAGGCTTCTGTCTTGCGTGCCATATCGTGTAGCTCCATCATTATTTGACGTAAGCCTGCCCACTCATTATCAGATTCAGCGACGACATTCATCAGGTTATCTATGATAATCAGTTGTGGACTGATCCCATAGAGTTCAATGTAGGCCTTTACTTCCGCCTCAATGTCATCAAGGTTCGGTGATGAATCAAAGACCCACTGTATATGTGATATGTCCTGTAGGTTCTCATCGTAAGCACCAGTATTGATGCTAATTTGATTCTCTACAGTTTCTTGGGTGTGGCCTGCTAGATGTGCCGAAGCACGTAGCATCACAGTAGCGGCATCAGTATCAGCCGAGAAGAACAGAGTAGGCACTTTGGCCTTGATAGCGTACACAAGAGCGAACATAGACTTTCCAGCGTTAGGTGCAGCGGCAACCATACACACTTGACCGCGCCGAAACTTTATGCCCTTTTTGTCTAAGTCTTTCCACACAGTCGGAAGTGGCTGCGCCAATGTGTGTGCAGTCTTCCAAGCGCGGTCTAACCTAAGCACTTTCCTCCCGTCGTACCACTATATTTTTCCGTCTTCTTAGCTGTCTTCTATCCCACTCTGTAAGGCCACCCCAAATTCCGAAGCGCTCATTGTGGATACCCCATTCTGCACACTCACTTTGATGGATACACTGGTGACATATACTTCGAGCGTATACGGTTTCTTGTGCTGACCCAACCCCTGGTTCAGGAAACCAGAAGTCGCCACCTGATTGAGCGCAGAGAGGATCCTCGTATTCACGAGGCTCTCGCATTGGGTCATCGGACCCAGATAGTTGCACACTTGTCTACCGCACCTTTAGGTGCAGCACACATATAACCTTTCCAAGGACCCTTAGCACTTACGCCTTCTTTGTAAGCCATTGGTCCGTGTTTACAGACGTTACCACCAGACTGTGGTGCAGGTGCAGATGCTACTGGCGCAGCACTACGTACGGGCGCAGCAGTTCCAGCGCCTCCAAATGATTGACTAACGCTTCCAATGAGGGCAGAAAAGTCTTGCGCTGCTGTAAGCAGAGCTTCTAATTCCTCCTTGTTAGCAGCATACAAATTGATAAGTGTTCCATCAGGTGCTTTGAAGTTTACTTGAAACTTCGTTGACTCTGGTGCAGCCATTATTTATCTCCAGTCTTTTTGACGGAAAGCCTTGCGCTTTCCTTTCCTTGTTTCATCGGCACGAAGCCAAGTGCTTTCTCCACTGCTTCCTTGTCGATGGTATT